CGACCCTAGAGTTGGGCTTTTTGCTTTCTTATGCAGTGAAGCATCGGGGTTGATTGCAGGTTGGTGTGGTGGCATCGTGATGTCTGATTATTGCTAGCCTAAAAGGACATGCGCCATGCCTGATCGTTTCTTGAAGACCCTCAATACAACAGTAAATAGCCACGACTTTTCATTTGGCATAACGCTTGTCATCGCTGGTGGAGTGATTACCGGGACGCTGATCTCGGCCAAAACTTTTTTCGATGGTTTTGCCGATTCACTTTCCCAGGCCTGGCCCGGCGGACCAAATGAGGATATTCGCTCGAGCTTCGCGGAGTGGGGCCAACCTGAGGCAGCGAGTCTTCACGAAGACTTTATTCACCTCAAAGATGCTCGATACGTCAGCGGTAGAGATGTGGTTCCAGCCATGCCTGAGGGGCTTTTGTGGCGAGGTCGCATCGAGGCTGTTAGTGGTTTCTCGCTAGGAACATATAGCCAACCCTAATTTCTGATCCCCATTGTGTTTTAACTGAGCCTCGGCATTTGCCGGGGCTTTTTCGTTTTCGGCTCCACCACACCCATCGCTCTGAGCTGGGAGTGCTGCTGGAGCTGATCTATTAACTCCCCGAAAGGGAGGAACCTGAGATGCCGAACATGCCAGACAAGCCAGACACCTGGGCATTGATGCTTGCGTGGCTGAGCCAGCATGCGCCAATCCTTTACCCGGCCGGGCTGTCCTTTGCCATGGCTGTGCTGCGCATCACTTATGGTGGTGGATCACGTCGCCAAATGCTGGTGGAGGGCGTGCTGTGTGGTGGCCTGACCCTGACCATCATCAGCGGCCTGGAGTTCTTCGGGCTGCCACAGAGCATGGCTACCTTCGTTGGTGGTTGGGTTGGCTTCCTCGGCGTCGAGAAGATCCGGTCGATAGCCGACCGGGTCACGGACTTCAAGCTGCCAAACAGGACGCCTTGATCATGCCGCTCAGGCCAAAGAAACCTTGCAACGCTCAGGGCTGCAACGTGCTTACCCGAAACCCGCGCTACTGCGATGCCCACAAGGACATCGGAAAGAGCGCCGAGGCCAAGCGTCGTGAGCAGCAGCGTGAGACCAGCGCCCAGCGTGGGTACAGCTACAAGTGGCAGCAGGCTCGCAAGGCGTACCTGACCAAGCATCCTCTCTGTGCTGAGTGCGAGCGTCAGGGCTTGGTCGTCGCGGCCACTGACCTTGACCACGTCGTTCCTCACAAGGGTGACAAGGCCGTGTTCTGGGACAGTTCGAACTGGCAAGCCCTGTGCCATCCCTGCCACAGCAGGAAGACGGCGTCCGAGGACGGCGGCTGGGGCAATCCATCGAGAAATCGTGCGAATTGACTGATTCTGATGCGGTAATGAGGTCGATTCTCAATACGGGAGGGGGAGGGTGAAAAGTTCGGGCTTTTCGTGAGCTAGACCGTCCCCTTGGCCTTTTTCTTACACCCGCGAAATTAAAAATTCAGGAGTTGCGCGATGGGAGGCACCGCCACGGTCGCCGGCCGTGGTCGCAAACCCAAGCCAACGGCCAAAAAAGCACTCGCCGGAAACCCTGGCAAGCGCGCGCTGAATACAGCCGAACCTCAGTTTTCAAAGATCACTCAGATCGACCCGCCGGATTGGTTCAGTCCTCGGGCAGCCACCATGTGGAACATGATTGTTCCGGAGCTGCTGCGGGAGAACGTGGTGGCGATCACGGACCTGCATAACGTCGAGGCATTCTGTAGCGCCTACGACAACTGGCGACTCGCGCAGGAATCGATCCAGCAGAACGGAATCGTTGTCGCCGGCGCCACTGGCGGGCCTATGAAGAACCCCGCGCTTACAGCCGCTAACGAAACGATGCGTCAGATGGTGACGTTCGGTTCGATGCTGGGCCTGGACCCGGCCAGCCGCACACGACTCATCGGCGGCAACAAGGAGAAAGAAACCAACGAATTTGCCAACCTGCTGAGAACCTAATGACTAAATCTGCCCACCCCAATGTCGACAAGGCGACGGCGTGGGGTCGGTCATTGCTCCGCGGCAAGGTCCCGGCGTGCCGTTATATCCATCAGGCAGTGCAGCGCCACTTCGATGATCTGGCGGCTAGCCGTAAGCGCGGGTTCCGTTTCAAGTTCGACGCGGCAAAGGCAGAGAAAAAACTCAAGCTGATGCAGCTGCTCCCGCACACCAAGGGCGAGTGGGCATTCAAGCGTCAGCTGATCACGCTGGAGCCTTGGCAGCTTTTCGGTCTGGCCGTGACATTCGGCTGGGTCAAGAAGAAGGGCGGCCACCGCCGGTTCCGCGAAAGCTACTGGGAAGTGCCCAGGAAGAACGGAAAATCTGTTGTTGCTGGCGGTGTTGGCATCAGCATGTTCGTTGCCGATGGCGAATTTGGTGCCGAGGTATACGCCGGTGCGACCACAGAGAAGCAAGCGTGGGAGGTTTTCCGGCCCGCGAAGCTCATGGTCAGCAAGTCACCGATGCTGATTCAGGCCGCCGGCATTGAGGTGAATGCCTCGAACATGAACATCCCGTCCGACTTCAGCCGGTTCGAGCCGCTGATCGGTAATCCCGGCGACGGCGCTTCGCCCAGCTGCGCCATCGTTGACGAATACCACGAACACCCGACGTCAGCCCAGTACGACACCATGCTCACGGGGATGGGCGCCCGGCGTCAGCCGCTGATGTTCATCATTACCACCGCGGGTGCGGACATCGAGGGGCCGTGTTACGACAAGCGCCGCCAGGTCGTTGAGATGCTGGCCGGCACCGTACCGGACGAAGAGTTGTTCGGCTGGATATGGACGCTGGACGAAGGGGACGACTGGACCGACCCGAAGATGCTGGCCAAGGCCAACCCGAACCACGGGGTCTCTGTATTCCAGGAGTATCTGGAAAGCCAGCAGGCCAGGGCAATCAGGTCGGCGCGCTTCGCAAACACCTTCAAAACGAAGCATCTCAACCTCTGGGTAAGCGCCAAGTCCGGCTTCTACAATATGGAAAGCTGGAAGGCTTGCGAAGACACGTCGCTGACTCTGGATCAGTTCGAAGGTCAGGAGTGGATTGCCGGTTTCGACTTGGCGCGAAAGCTCGATATGAACTCGAGGGCCAGGTTGTTCTGGCGCGTCATCAATGGAAAGAACCACTACTACAGCATTGCGCCGAAGTTCTGGGTTCCATACGACACAGCGTTCAACACCGATAACAAGCGGATGGCTGAGCGCTTCCAGGCTTGGATTCACTCCAAGCATTTGGACGTGACCGACGGGGCTGAGGTGGACTACCGGGAGATTCTTGAGGACACCAAGGAGGCGAACCACCAAGCCCCGGTGCGTGAGTGTCCGATTGACCCGCATGGCGCTACGGGGCTAAGCCACGATCTGGATGACCAAGGTTTCAATCCGGTCACGATCACGCAGAACTACACCAACATGTCCGACCCCATGAAGGAGTTGGAGGCCGCCATCGAGGCCGGCCGTTTTCACCATGACGGCAACCCGATTATGACCTGGTGTATCGCTAACGTGATCGGCAAGAACATGCCGGGCAATGACGACATTGTCCGCCCAATCAAACAGGGCGATGACAACAAGATCGATGGCGCTGTTGCGCTGATCATGACGATAGGGCGCATCCTGGCAAACGCTGAGGTGCAAGGTTCTGTCGACGACTTCCTCTCCAGACCGATGAGCATGTAATGGCAGATACCGACTACAGCATCGACCTCCGCACGCGTAGTCCCTTCTGGGCGCGTATGGCGAGCTTCTTTGTCGGCGGCCGCCTAGTTACTCCTGAGAAGGGATCGCAGACCGGTCCCGTATCAGCGTCAGGGGTAGTAGGGGATTCGGTCGTCAATGACGAACGATCGCTCCAGATATCTACGGTATTCGCGTGTGTAAGGCTGATATCCAGCGTCACGGCGTGCATGCCCTTGGATGTATTTGAAACAACGGGTGATGACCGCAGGAAGGCGGACCTCAATAATCCTCTGGCACGCTTGCTGCGGTATAGCCCCAACTCTTTCATGACCGCCTTCGACTTCCGTGTGTCGATGACGATGCAACTCTGTTATTACGGCAACGCGTATGCACTGATCGAGCGCAACAGCGCCGGGGATGTAATCAGTCTGGTCCCGCTTCTTTCGGCCAACATGGACGTCAGGCTCGAAGGTCGTAAGGTTGTGTATCGATATCGCCGCGACAATGAGTATGCGGACTTCAAACAAGCAGAAATCTTCCACCTCAAGGGGTTCGGCTTCAATGGTCTCGTAGGGCTTTCCCCGATCGCATTTGCGGCGAAGAGCGCTGGTGTCGCGGTAGCCATGGAGGATCAGCAGCGAGACTTCTACGCGAACGGAGCTAAGTCTCCGCAGTTGCTGATGACCGGTGATGGCAAGGTTCTCAATAAAGAACAGCGCGCTCAGGTTGAAGAGAACTTCAAGGAGATATCCGGCGGCCCGGTGAAAAAGCGGCTGTGGATCCTTGAGGGCGGCTTTACCACCCAAGCTATTGGAGTGAGCCCGCAGGACGCTGAAACGATGGCGGCACGCAAGTTTCAGGTGAGCGAGCTGGCCAGGTTCTTTGGTGTGCCTCCCCACCTGGTGGGCGATGTTGAAAAGTCCACCAGTTGGGGCTCCGGTATCGAGCAACAAAACCTCGGCTTTCTACAGTACGCCCTTGATCCCTACTTGGAGATCTGGGAGTGCAGCATCCTGCGCTGGCTGGTAAAGCCGTCCGACCTCGGCCGGGTTCATGCTGAGCACAACCGCGACGGCCTTCTCAGTGGCGACTCTACCGCCAGGGCGAACTACATGAAAACTCTGGTGGATACCGGCTTGCTGACGATCAACGAAGGCAGGCGCGTCAACAACCGGCCACCCGTTGATGGAGGCGATGTCGCCACCAGGCAGTCGCAAAATGTACCACTTACCCAACTTGGCCAAACAAACCCCGCACCCAGCGGGGTTTAGTTTTTCTGGAGCTGCCAAATGTCAAACATCCAAAAGACCCTGGCCTTCGCTGAGGCTGAGATCAAATTCGATTCCGGCGGAAAGGTTGGGGTTTTCGAGGGGTATGCCAGCGTTTTCGATGTGATCGATTCGGATGGCGACATCATCCTTCCGGGCGCGTTTAAAAAAGCCCTGAACACGCAGAGCCGGCAGGTTGGCATGTTCTTCAACCATCAAACCTACGGTTTGCCGGTGGGTAAATGGCAATCGCTTGAAGAGGACAGCAAAGGCTTGATCGTTCGAGGCGAACTGACGCCGGGTCTTTCTGTTTCTAACGACCTTCGCGCCGCGATGGAACACAAGACTGTCGAGGGCATGTCTGTCGGCTTCACCGTGATGAAAGACGATTTCGACATGATCGCGACCGGCCGCGCATTCAAGAGCGTGAAGGCTCTTCGCGAAATCAGCATTTGTACGTTTCCCGCCAATGAGCTGGCAACTATCGAATCCATGAAGTCCATGGAGTCGATCACCACTATTCGCGACGTTGAGCACTGGCTGAGGGATTCGGTCGGCTTGTCCAAGTCGCAAGCTCTGGGCCTTGTCGCCCGGATTAAGTCCGCAGTTCGGAGTGATTCCGAAGGTGGCGAAATCACCGCGATCCTGGATCGCCTTAAGTCCTTCCCATCTGTAGGAAAATAAACCATGTCCGAATTGGCCCAGATTCAAAAGGCTATTGAAGAATCGCAAAAGAACATGACTGAACTGTTCGATGCGCAGAAAAAAGAAATCACCGAGACCGGCGCCGTCAGCAAAAAGCTGCAGTCCGATCTCCAGACCGTGCAGGAAGAGCTGACCAAGTCCGGAACTCGCCTGTTCGACCTGGAGCAAAAGCTTGCCGCCGGCAACCTGGACAACCCGGAAACGAAGAAGTCCTTCGCAGAGCAAACGGCAGTCGATCTTCAAAAGTCCTGGGACGGCAAGTCCTCGGGCAAAGTCGATGTCAAGAGCTTCAATAAGCAGCTCGGCAGTACTGCTGGTTCCGCCGGCGCGTTGATTGATCCCCAGCGCAACGCCGGTATTTTGATGCCTGGCCTGCGCCGCCTTACCATTCGCGACCTGCTGGCACAGGGCCGTATCAGCTCGAACTCGCTGGAATATGTTCGCGAGAACATCTTCACCAACAGCGCTGCGCCGGTCGCCGAGGGCACGCTGAAGCCTGAGTCCAACCTGACCTTTACCAAGGAAACAGCAAACGTTAAAACCATCGCCCACTGGATCCAGGCTTCGCGCCAGGTCATGGACGACGCACCAATGCTGGAATCCTATGTAAACAACCGCCTGTTGTTCGGCCTGGCCCTGGTCGAAGAGGGGCAACTGCTGAACGGTGACGGTACCGGTGACAACCTGACCGGCCTGAACAAGGTGGCCACGGCCTACGACGCGACACTCAACGTTACCGGTGATACCCGTGCCGACAAGATCGCCCACGCGATCTTCCAGACCAGTGAATCCGAATTCGAGGCCTCGGGCATCATCCTCAACCCTCGCGACTGGCACGCCATTGCGCTGCTGAAAGATGCTGATGGCCGCTACATCTTCGGCGGCCCGGCTGCCTTCGCGGCCAAGGTCATGTGGGGACTGCCAGTGGTTGCAACCAAGGCCCAGGCCCTGGGCACGTTCACCGTCGGCGGCTTTGATCTGGCATCGCAGGTCTGGGACCGCATGGACGCAACCGTCGAGGTCAGCCGCGAAGATCGCGATAACTTCGTCAAGAACATGCTGACCATTCTCTGTGAAGAGCGCTTGGCCCTGGCTCACTACCGGCCAACCGCGATCATCACCGGTCCTTTCGCAACCGCACCATAATCGAGGGCGGGGCAGGCAACTGCCCCGATTGCGTCATGATCAAGATTCGCGCATTGCGGCAGTTCTCGCACTACCACGCCGGCAACTTCAGCCAGTTCGAGGTCCGTGAGGTAAAGGACGAATATGCCGAGGCATTGATCGGACTGGACTTGGCGGAAGAGGTTGATGCCGATCCAATCCGGGAGCAGGAAGCACCGGCGGCCAACGCAACCAAAAAAGCAGGCGGCAAAAAATGAGCATCCCCGTCACCGACCTACTGCCGATCGCTTTGATGCGCAAGCATCTGCGCGTCGACCATGAAGACGATGACGACCTGATCGAGCTCTACGCTGAATCCGCTCTGGGTTGGGCGCTGTGGTATTGCGACAACCCAGCGCTCAAGGTAGTCGCGGACTACCCCGCGTCGTTCAAGAACGCGTTGCTGCTGTTATTGGGGCACTCGTACTCGACCCGCGAGGCGGTCGTCATCGGCACAATCACTGCGGTGTTGCCGATGGGCGTTGAGTCGTTGCTGTGGGCTTCAAGGAACTGGCGCGGCGTGGTCGACGCCGAGCCTCAGGAGATCTCATGAGAGCCGGACAGTTGCGGCACCGCTGCATGCTGCAAAAACCACTCCGAGTGAAAAACAAAACGGGCGGTTTTGATGTCACCTGGCTTGATCTCGGCAAGATCTATTCCGAGATCACCCTGCCGACAGGGCGAACTGCTCCCGTAGCGGAGCAGGTGAAAGCGCTGGTCACCGCCGAGATCATTGTGAGGCCAAGGGCTGATGCAGTTGCCGGGAATCGCCTGGTGCACATGTCAAATGGGATCGCCACCATCTACCTGATCGAAGCCGCGCTGCCGAATAACGAGCGCGACATGCTTCGGTTGCTGTGTTCAAACGTCCCCAACCCTTAGAGGTAAATCATGAAAGTTATTGCCCTGGGCACCCTGTCCGGCGCTACCGGCGACCGGGAGAAGGGTGAAGAGTTTACGGTGGATGCCAAGCTCGGCGCCGACCTTGTGTTGCGTGAACTGGTACGGCCAGTGCCCGATACAGCGCCTGCGTCTGAAAAGGCAGCCAAGGCCAAGGAGTAGGCCATGGCCGCCCGCCGCTCGCGCATGTCCGGAGACTTCAAGCTGCGCCGGACGCTTCGCACCATCCACCAATCCATGGATAACGAACTGGCCCCGGTAATGCGCGACAGCGCTGAGCGGATTCTTTCGACGATGAAGGATTTGATCCCGAAAGACACTGGTGCCGCCGCCGCTGCGCTTACGATTTTCGTTTCGCAAAGCGGCCTCGACGCACAGATCGGTATCCGCGGGAAGAAGAACAAGCAACGGTTCTTCTACCTGCGCTTCATCGAATACGGCACCAAGGGCTACACCGGAAACAAGCGCGCCGGGGGCCGCACGCGCCGCCCCACGAACAAGGCTGACGGCACCAACTTCTTCGGCAAGTATCCAGACATTCCGGCCCGCCCGGCGCACCCCTGGCTTCGTCCTTCGAAGGACGTGAACCGGGAGTATGTCGTGGCCAACATTCGGGCCGCGATCGGTCGAACGCTGAGCAAGGCGAGTAAGGGGCTATCCAATGGCTGATCCGTCTGTTGCGTTGCAGGAGGCGCTGTTCGCCAGGCTGGAGGCCGAGGTCTCGTGCCCCATCTACGATGGTGCGCCGCTGGACACGGCGATGCCATACGTGTCCATTGACCGAGAACTGTCCACGAACATCTCGCCCATCGCCGGCCGGAAGCGCGAGCAGCGCCTGATTTACCTGTCGGTATGGTCGGATGCCCACGGCCAGGCCGAGGTGAAACGGATAACCGGTGAAGTTGTGGCCGCCCTGGATGAGCGCCGCCTGCCGTTGACCGTCGGGCGCGCTGT